ATGAAAAATTGTTTTTTAATAACGGTTTGAATACGATAAATTCGTCTGGAGATATTGCCCCTTGAACAATCATTTCTCCCAACCCATAAGATGAGTTTATAAGTACTACATCTTTAAAACCACTTTCCGTATCCAATGAAAAAGCAACACCAGAAGATGCTAGATCTGACCGAACCATTTTTTGGATACAAACTGAAAGACCAATGTCTAAATGATTATATTTGAAAGTGTTTCTGTATGAGATTGCTCTATCAGTGAAAAGAGACGCAAAACAATTTCTTATGGCTTCTAAGATTGATTGAAATCCCCTAACATTTAGAAAAGTTTCTTGTTGACCAGCAAAACTTGCGTCAGGTAAATCTTCAGCGGTTGCAGATGACCTAACCGCCACATCAATCATTTCTACACAATAAAATTTACATAAATTTTCATAAGATAGGAAAATTTCTTTTTTCAGATCTTCAGGAAAAGATCCGTTTCGAATCAATTGTCTAATTTCAGAACCGACTGACTTCAAATTGTTCAAATCATCTGGATTCAAATCAAATATCAAATCAGATATTTTTTTATTTAAATTATTGTAATTTATAAACTCATAATAAGCCTTAGTTGTAATAGCAAAACCATTAGGTATTCTTATGTTTAAAGATTCCACATTTTGTATCATTTCTCCTAACGAAGCATTTTTACCACCTACAAGATTTATATCTTTTAAGGATATTTCATTAAGATTTTTAATATATTCCATTTTATAATTTTTTTTATTTAATTATTTTTTCCACATAGGTACATGTTTCACCAGTACTGAAACCTTTTTCTATTAATAAGGGTAATTAAGCGGGTTTACACCAAGCGTATGTTAACCATCCGGAATATTCGTTTTTGACATAATTCCATCTTTCGTCCCATAACATTCTGAAGATTCCTTTTCTACGATGTCCTTCATGTACCCAAGCATCTAAAAATTTTATTTTTTTATTTTTCTCTCTTTCCATATAAATGTGACCTATAATTTCACCGTTTAACATTGCAATCCAAGTTTCTAATTCTTGTGCATTGCTTTTTAAATGTACTATTTTTATGTCTTCCATTTTAAACTTTTATCCACTTGATAAAGGTGCTTTAATTGTTGGGTGTGATTGGTTTTTTAATCTTTTCTATTAAAATATCAACATGTTATGTCCTAATCTTCATCAACCAATCTCTCGAGAGATTCTATTTTTATCCTCTTTGTATCAGAAATCGTTTCACGAGTTGGCTTGTCTTGAAGATTATTCATCTTGGTTATCATAATTAGATATCCTACAATGTAGAGTACAAAAATGATTATACCTACGATAAACATTCCTAAGTTTTCCATTTATTTATTTTTCTTTTTGTTTTTAAAAAAATCATTTCTACGTTGTCTAATGGCTATAGCAAAAGCTAATATTGAAGGAACCCAAATTCCAACGAATATTCCTTCTAATTTTTGTCCACTGAACCAAAGTGTTACTGAATAGAGAAAAGAAATAAAGGCAAGTACGACGGGGTAATAAAGTCCCCAAAATTCAATTAGTTTGTTTTTCATGATTTATATTTTTTTAATTAGATAAAGGCGCTTTAATTGTTAGGTGTGATTGATTTTTTAATCTCTTCTAATAAAATATCCACCTGTTCATCCAGCATACTAATACCATGCATTTCTTTTATTGATTGATATTCATTAAGACCAATTGTTGCGTTTGCTTCTTTTTCACCATCGGTGATTGTGATTTTAATTTGTAAATTTTCCATAACTTATATTTTTTTAATTATTCTTAATATTGTCTATACTCCAATATAAATAATATTTTTTTTATATTCAAATTTAATTTAGGGTTATGTTTTTATAAGTATTGATTATTTTCAACTTCACACTTTTTGTGGTGTCGATAATCTTTAATACCTATAATTAATGACAATAAACCAACTAAAGCCCATAGAATTGAAAACCAAATAGAATGTGTTTCATGTGTCTCACTAATTAATAAAACACTTTGTATAAATTGAATTATATGGAACATTCCATGTGTAAAATTTAATAATCCTAATCCTATTGCTATTTTAAATGATTTCATAGTTGTTTAATTTAATAAAGGTCCTTTAAGAGTTAGGTGTGATTGATAGTTTATATTTTAATGTTCTATCACTCATATTCATAACACCAAACACAACAGAATTATCTTCTAGGTTAATCATAGTAGGTGTTATCATATAGCCCTCAATATTATCTAATGTTTGTTTTACCTGATTAACTAAATCAACAGGTATTTTAGTCTCAATTTCTGATTTTTCAAATGTTTCTGGATTGTAATAATCCGCTTTGTAATTTTTCATAATTCATTTTTTTGTATATTTTTTTATTAAATTGAAAATTTCTTTAATATCTGTAAAGTCGGATGGTGGTGAGTCATTTCTTCCTGGAAGAAACATCACAGTAAATCCGTGATTTGCTTGGAAAGTTTCTTTAACTCTTATACCATTGATTTCACTAATATAAACCCAAGGAAAGTTCCCTGATAGTTTTACATCTATTCCTATTTTTTTAAGTCGTTCAATAAACACTCCGAGTTTATCTGTACTTATTTTTGTGCTGTTTCTTGTTTCCATTGTATATGTTCCAAATTTAGTTTTTACTTTCATTTTACAAAGATAATAATTATTTTTGATTTTCAATAACCCATCTAACCACTTCTTCCCTTGTTAAACCCATTAACTTACCATTTTTGTTATTGAAATCCTCATAAAACTTTTCCCCTAAATATGATGGGATTTCGTGATGTTTCAAAACATAATCTCCGTGTTCTATTTCAAAAAAATAAGCTCTAACATAATCTTTTTGCGGTGGTGGTAACGTTTCAATGTCTCTTCCTGTCCTTAAAAAATGTTTTAACCTTAAAAGATGTGCTTTACCCTTCAAGATATTAAACAATACCCATTTTTTAATTTCTTTAATCATTTTTACTTCCATAACATTCAAGTTTTTTATCCGTTACATTCCACAAATCTTTTTTTCCTTCTGTCATATGACAGTTGTGTTTCTTTCCAGTTCTTTTTCCGAACTCCACAATCATATCATTATGACGATTACGAATAAGGTGTGGGCACTCCTTACAGGGTTTTTTCATTATTGACAATGTATTTTATAAATTAAATAACCCTCAATGTCTCTTAAAATTTGACTTATACCATTTTTAGCAGAGTCCAAATATAAAAACCCACCACCATTTTTAATTGAGACAATTTTACCATTAGATAAATGAATCCTTTTTTTGGTTTTTTTAACCACGACCACATCGTTGTATCCTTCACCCACATTTAAGGATAATAAAAACCTCTCAGCAAATTCAAAATCATTCATTTTCATTTTCATATTTTATCAAAGATTGAATCAATATAGTTTTTTACATCTCTTAACAATTCTGATTCGTATTTAACACCATCAAGCTCAACCCAATAAGAATGCCATTTGGTAAATCTACTATCGTCTTTTTGAATTGTGCGTGGATCTCTATGTCTAAAAGAGTCTTTAACTTTTGATCCTTCAAACTTCCATATTGTTACTCCACGATATTCTCTTTTGGTTTGTTTAGTTGTCCACATGGAACAAAGATAAGAATAATATTTTAATTAAATAAGTTTGTGTCAGAAAAAAAATAAATCATAAATAAAACATAATCCTTAACAAAATAATAGATTAATACAAATGAAATTAATAAAATACAAATGGTAAGATTTCTATTTTCAACCCACATAAAATCAAGTGTTTCATAAAGGTCAATAAAAAAAAATCCCAACATGAAAAATACTAATAAAAAAAATAGTAATATCATCCAATTAGTTTTTTAGGGGTTCAGTTCAATTATTATGTGTTATTATTTATACATAATAAATACTTTATGTAAGGTGTATATCTAACACATCAAACAAATTGATACCTTGTGTTATTTTAATTTCTTTTGAGTAAACCACAGACCCCCTTGAAATCTTTGAGAATTTAGTTGAAGTGTATATTGAGAATTATGAATTTAGCAAAACAAATGTTTGTACTATTATTTTTAATATTTATATGTTGTGGATATTTTCCTCTTACCATATTTTTTTTCCATAATTTTTTGATAGAGATCCCAATTCAAAATTGATTCATTAACTTGACTCTCATCATCTTTTGCCATTGCGTATAGTTTTCCAATCTTTTTTAACATTTTAGTTGAAACATAGTTAAATTTTTCAATTTCCACTTCGAAAAATTTTTTAGGATTGTCCTGATACTTGGTTACATATTTTAAAAATTTTTGTCTAATCTCATTTGTTTTTTGTAATTCTTTTATTCTTTCTTTAACATCAGAAGTTAAAATACCAAGTGATTCCGCAAATTCTAAAAATATGTCACTTTCGTGCTCTGTCATATTTATGAATAGTTCCATTTTATTGTTAACCAAATCAATGTAAGCCACTTCTAAAACTTTATTAATTTTTTCATCAATATTCATTTCGGAAGGTTCCTCACCTATGTGCTCTAAAAGTGCATTAAGTCTATCTTCACTTCCTTTTAATTGGTTAATAAAATCATCATATGTAAAGTTTTTTATTTCTAATAATTCTTTATAAACTCTGTTATTTTCCAAAAACTCTCTAAATTGAGACTTTGTGATATTTTTTCTTTTCATGGAATAAGCAACCTCTGTTGGTCTAACAAGGTTTTCGATTCCCGAGATATAATACATATATCTAAAAAAAACTGTATCTAAAACTGGTATTCCGAAAGTTCCTCGTTTTTGAATAGCTTGATATTCTGCGTCAGGACCAATCAAACCATATAATTTGGATTGTTTATCATACTTGTGTTTAATTTCGTGAGCTAAACTAGAGACATGTTCATCCCTCTCTTCTTCCATTTTTTTTATAAGTTCTTTGGGTCTCCAATTGTCTCCTACCGCAAATGTAATTATTAATTCCAAAGTACTCGAAGGTTGATTTTGTTTCATAAATTTATCTCTGTCGAACCCAAAAAATCCGCCCATGGTCATTTGAACTATATCTAAAACTCCTTCCTCTCCATCAATTTTTTCAAGATTTACAGTGAGTTTATATGAATCAATTTTAACTTTTTTCTTGTCTCCTAATTCAAATCGAATATTACCATTAAAAGTATACTCATCTTGTTTTGTATCGATGGATTTAATATCTCTTTCAACAACATCATATAACATATCAGCGGCGTTTAATATATTATCAGGGACCCCTAAGGCCTCAGTAATTAACTTGAGTTGATTATTAGTGATTATGATTTTTTTCATATAAATAAATATATTGGAGTTGTCGTTTTACCCAACAACTCCAACTAGGTCATCTAAGTTGTAATCATTTGAAATGTCCGATCCTATACTTCGTTTGTCCATCATGTGTACAATTTCAGAAACACTATAGGGATGCATAGAATTTCCATCCATACCAACATCCAACTTTTTACCGTTACCCCATTTGTTTTTTGCATTTAAGTGAACATGACCGTGAAGGTGGATAACACCTTTTTTTAGTCCGTACCAACTAGCTAATGGATAGTGACATAAAACAAAGTTTACATCATGTATTTTTACCTCCAAATAATGATTAACACTTAAGAATTTAGTTTGGATTTCAAACCTATTGTTTTTAATATGTTGATCATGATTACCTAAAACTAAGTGTACGTTTTTACAAATCAAACGATCTAAAAACTCTCCAATCCTATCAAATCCACCAAATGAAACATTACCCAAGTGAATTAGAGTATCATTTTGACCAACCTTGGAGTTTATATTATTTACAATCTCATCGTTCATTTCAGACACGCTTTGGAAGTTTCTTGTGAATCCTGCAGATATTTGACCATCTTGGGTTCTAAAATTTGTAATACCTCGACATATGTTTTTGTGATCGTAGTGAGTGTCGGATGTTATCCACACTCTACCAGTTGTTAATATTTTATCAAATTTCATCATAACTTAAATTCAAAACGATTTTTCATTTGTTCTAACTTATCTTCAGGAACTCCGTGTTGATTAACTCCACCGTGTCTATTTTCAACCACAATACTAAAGACCACATATCCATGTTCTTTTGCAAGTTTAAAGTACGGTTCCATTTCCCACTCTTGTGTGAAGGTATTGGATACCGCAATTTTTTTAATACCTGATGTCATGGCATGTCCAACAAACTCCTGACATTCTTTATGGGCCTCTTTTATTTCTGAAGGAACAAAATTATAGTTTCCATCATTATCATAAAAATAGTGATCAGCTTCAAATACATTTGCCGTTAATTGTTGTGCTAATGTCGTTTTTCCTGATCCTGGTACACCCCTGACAATGTATAATACTTTTTCCATGACACAAATTTAAGAAAAAAAAATGCATAAAAAAAGGGAACTATGTCCCTTTAGTTGAATTAATAACTGAAATTTTTTAAGATACGGTATTTTATCTAAACATGAATCTTGAAAGAGTTAATCGTATGTCTCAATACTAACCGGTATTTGAAGGTATTTTTCGATTGCGTTTTTGGTACTTGGTCCACAGATACCGTCTTCACTTATACCAGCAGAAAAACATTTATTTAAAGCTCTTTGAATGGTAATTACTTCATTATACGTATTGCTTGCTTCAGTAAGTAAGGCGGATTCAACAATATTTTCTTTTAATTTGTTGTATTGTCTTTGGGTTATTTGAATTTTACTCATAATTATTTTTTTTTTATTTACTCCAATTTGAGAAGTTATCAGTAGTCACCGTAGTGTCTACTTTCTTTTCTGTAGTGGCTTTCCAATCATCGGTGAAATTATCTTCACCTTCTTCACCACCTGATCCAGAAGAACATTTTTTCTTTTTAAGTGCATTTAAAGCGTCTTGGTAGTTGAAAGAATATCTTTGACCTCTTCGTGGTCGTGGATCTGGGTCTGGTACCACATTATTACATTTCCACCCACTATTTTTATAATCTTCCCAATTAGCGTGACCACATCTTTTAGCCTTTTCTTCTTTTTCATTTTTTGATTTGTCTTTTGGACATCTCCATCCAGAGTTCCTATATCCGTCTACATCATTACCCCAACCACATGCTTTAGCATTTTCTTTGAGTTTTTCATCAGGTATTTTTTTAGTTTTCTTTGCCAACTCACTTATAGGAATCCAAACATAATCCCTCCAATCATTATCCAAATCAATGTCTCCATCAAAGTTTTCAAATAAAGTTTCATTAAATCTTTGTTGATAAATTTCGCTTATTTTACATAAATCGGGAATTGTTTTTAACATTCTTAAATTGTTCTGTATCAATCTTTCATCTGTACCAAAACCTGAAGTAGCAGCATGAAAATTATCTGCAATCCCACGAAGAGTTTCAATACTGTTCACAGGTTTTCCCATGTTTTGTCTATTGTTTCTACAAAATACAAAAGCCTTTCTAACTCTATCGGCATATCCACCCCCTGTAGTTAACCAACCCGCAAGTGCTCCAACACCAGCTCCAATAACAGCACCCACAGCCGCACCTGCAGGTCCTGCTGCTGCAAGCCCTATAAGAGCGCCTGTTCCTGCACCTGAACCAGAAGCTGCCATGATTCTACCTGTAGATTGTCCGGGATCTTTATAAGTTTCACCTTCGTTAATTAGATTTCTTTCTTTTTGTATTCTTTTCTTATGTAATGATAAAATCCTATTTGATTCTTCTTCTGTTAAAACAATTTTATTTTTCATATTTTAATTTTTTTTATATAAATATATGAAAAAAGAAAAAAGGTGAGAATTCTCACCTTTTTTTGGGTCGACACTAAATTTAGTCATCTAATCCACCATCTTATTTTTTTAAAAAACAAGAAAAACTACTGTTTGTAAATCCAAAGTCTAATAGAAAAACTGTTGTTGTAATAATTTTTGAATTCAATATTTTCAATTATGCCTTGAGTAATATTATAATCATAAATTGTTCCAGAGAGATGTCCCCAAGTTGTGTTATTTAACACCAAAGTATATCCAAATGAGTTTCTATAAATATGATATGTCGATTCGACATTATTAAATTTATATTTATTATACGAAATAAACTTAAGAGTGTCATTTCTGAGTTCTTCATTGTAGTTTGTATTTAATATTTTTTTAATAACCCAAACTGTATTTTTTAAACTTATTGTCGTATCGGTGTAGGTTGAATCGGTTATATAATCGATGGGATTGTTGGGTTTTTGGGGTTTGAATTCTTGTTTTGCACATGAAAACAATACCACAACCATAAATAAAACTAAAAAAATTAATTTTTTCATACTAATGTTTCAATTTTGTTTCTTACTTGTTCTACTAAATTTAACTCAACTACACTTGTTAATACAACAGATTCTTTTAGAATTTTATGAGGAATGTGAACTAAAAAAGTATCACCATTAAAGTAGGATAAGTTTTCACCTAAATTTAAAGCCCCGTCAACCATTTTCAGAAAAATTTTAAACTGAACAGAATCTACAAATGTTTCAGATAGTAAAGTTCCAAACTTTTCGTTTATAATGGTTATTTTGTGATTGAATGTTGTTTTTATCATTTGAGTTTTATTTCTACAAATATAATAAAATATTTTTGAAGAAAAAAATTATTCGAATATTTTGGTCAAAATATCTAGTAATTGTTTGTTTTCTTTTTGATTTGGTATGTTTTCTTTCTTAAAGTACTTACACTTGGTATGTTCTTGTCCATCAGAAGCTTTATTCAAATTTGGTTCTTTTTTATTTTTGGTTTCTTGTAAAAAAACAAACATAATACCTTTTTTTATTTTTTCTTCTGAAAAAATATCAATAAATCCAATGAAATCTAAATCGGTGTTCAATTCAATATTTGTTTCTTCATAAAACTCCCTGATGGCGGCATATCCAGGTGATTCACCATTTTCAATACCACCGGAAGGGATTGACCATATGTTTGGTAAAGATTTGTCGGGAGATCTTTTACAAAGTAAAACTTCATCTCTACATTTTAAAATAACTCCAGCATTTTTTTTAAATTTTTTCATTGATATTTATAAATATGAGAGCTAAGATAAATGATAATTTTTTCGATCTAAAAACTGTTTTTTTGGACAAAGACATACAAAATGGTATGATGAAAAAAAAATTTGATGGTTCATACAATGGAATGTTATTTTTGATGAAAAATTTATCGCACTCGTTTTGGATGAAAAATTGTATTGTTCATTTGGACATTATTCACATTAAAAACAAAAAAATTTTAAAAATTCACCACAATTGTAAGCCTTGTTTTACTAATGAATGTGATAATTTCGAAGGTGAGGGCGATATGGTTTTAGAATTACCAGGAAATACTTGTAAAGAATATAATATAAAGGAAGGAGATATACTTCAACTAAGTTAACGAGTTTAATAAATCTAATATTGGATCATCAGAATCTGTGGGTTTACTATCAAAATCAATCGAATCAAAATTATCAATATCAGTCTTTGATATTTCACCCTGATCGTCATTTTCGTTTTCGCAAATTTGAACGTTTTCTAAAATTTTTTCAAGTTGTCTGTTTGTAAATAAATAATTTTTCATATATTATAAATATCATTAAAATTGAATTTTAATTTTTCGTTTTTCATCAACAAATGTTTGAACTCTTTTTTTTGCAACTTCACAATATTTTGGTGAGAGTTCAATTCCTAACCATCTTCGATCTAATATTTCTGCCGCGACTAAAGTAGTTCCCGAACCAACAAAAGGATCCAAAATAACATCGTTCTTGTATGACAAGATCTTGATTGCTTTGGTTGGTATGTCCATAGAAAATGTTGCTTTAGTCAAAGACTTGGTATCAGCAAAATAATTCCACTGACCAAACACAAGTTCCATAAATTCTTTTTTATCATTCTCACTATAAACCATTTTTTTTCTTTTAGTCCCATCCTGATTTTCAATTTCAGTTAACTCACCAGTCCACTCAGGTTGTCCTTTTACTTTCTTGATGTGTTTGTTTTTGTATGCTAATATTATACACTCCTTCGGGTTATAAATGTAAGGTCCGCTGGGACTCATCCACGATCCCCAAGCTGTAGTTTTACTTCTATGTGGTGATTGTTCCTCTAAATCAATAATACCAAAAAAACCATAACCAATCTTTTTCATGATTTGCCAAATCTCTGAAACAAAAAATATACGACCACCTTTCTTTTGACGGTTAATCTCGTAAGGAATGTTAAGTGCGATTCTTCCGTCATCTTTTAATACTCTATATGTTTCTGTTAACCAGTCACGACTGAATATTTTATAGTCTTCAAATTCAACATCATCTTCATAGACATCATAATCAATACCAACACCATATGGACAACTTGTGACCACCAAATCAATTGATCCTTCAGGTAAGGTTTTCATTACCTCAACACAATCTCCATTTATAATTTTTCCTGTTTCTATCATTTTTCAAAATATTATTTTTATTAATTCGCACACCAATTTCCAAGTAAAACCTAACCAAAAAATGACAAGTGTCATTAATATTATTCTGTAAAAATGTTTCATACCACATTCACTAACAGTTGAGCAACTTTATATCCTGTGAAAGCCCCTGCCGCTGCAGAACCCGGCAACACAATGAACTTTCCAAGAATTGTGTCATATTTTTTTCTATTCACAATATAAGAAATTAGGATGTAATAAACAATATAATTGATCAAAACTAAAAGATCTAACTCTTTAGCAACAAATACAACTATTGAATTTCCAAGGAACCCCCACATGAAATTAATAAGAGTTTCTCTCATCAATTCGTTTGGTGTTGTAAGTGCGTCTAAAACTGTAATCTCTCGATCAAATCCTTTTCTCGAGTTGTTGAATGTGGTGTTCGAGATACCATTTTGCTTTTCTAAGGTCTTCGAGTTCCTTGTTTTTTCCTTTTTTTCCTGCACGACTAATATATTTTATTGTGTTTCCCAAACTAAATCCCAATCCCCAAGCATCTATCACTTTGATTGCTTCGTAATAATTATTTTTTCCTCCGTAATGATCTGGATGGTTTATTTGTTCAATCATTCCTCCTCTCTGTATTCTTTTAATAACTCATCGTTGGATTTTGTCCCATATTTTCCTTCTAATGATTTGAGATCAACATGTGAATTCATCATATTTTTCATTTCGTAAATTTGGTGCGTTGTGTTAAGTGACTTTACAATTTCAGAAATAATTTTGTATGGGTCCGCATTTGATCCTGGTCTTCTATCTTCAACATAACCTTTCCATTCGTTTGCCGTGCCCTGTGGTACCCTGATTGATGCTCCACGATCAGACACACCCCAACTAAACTTATCAATTGATTGTGTCTCGAATTGACCTGTAAGTCTCAAATGGTTTTGTGATCCATAAGCCCTAATATGATCTTGGTGTCTTGATTCAAATGCATTAAATAGTGCCATAAAATATTTTTCGTCTCGTTCATTTCTCATTTTATCTGTTGAAAAGTTTGTGTGCATCCCCGATCCGTTCCATTCACCATGAGTTAAAGGTTTCGGATGCAGTTCAATATGATATCCATATTTCTCTGAAACTTTATAGAGTAAGTACCTTGTCATCCAAAGATCGTCCCCCCCTTTATGTTTTCCTTCCGAAAATACTTGATATTCCCATTGACCTAATGCAACTTCTGCGTTTATACCGGTAATATTGATTCCATAATTTAAACACATATTCAAATGTTCGTCCACAAATGACCTACCTACCACATTATGTCCAACACCACAATAGTATTCACCTTGACCTTTAAGAATATTTCTTTTATGGCCCAAAATACTTCCATTTATTTCTTCACGAATAAAATATTCTTGTTCAAAACCAAACCAAAGATCCTCGAAACCTTCACCAATTTCGGATCTTTTATTTGTTTCATGTGGTGTACCATCAGGGTTTAATACCTCACACAAAACATAAACGGTATTGTTTTCTAGTGGAAAAGTTTGTGGAATATAGTGTCTGACGGGGTTTAATAAACAATCTGAGTTTCCTGTATCGGCTTGATTTGTTGATGATCCATCAAAGTTCCATATTGGAAAGTTGCCATCTAAAAACGAATTTTTAACTTCATCGTATTTGACAATTTTAACTTTGCTTCTGAGGTTTGGTTCTGGTTTATACCCGTCTAACCAAATGTATTCTAGTTTAATTTTCATGTTATTTTTATTGTGTTATTTGTTCGTATTTTTTTGTTTGAGAAATGATTCCAGAAATTCTTCTTTTAAACATAGGAAGCAAAGTTTCGTTAATAGGAAAAATGTCTTTTGATGTCATTAAAAATATTGGTCCAGTTTTTTTATCAACACTCTCAAACGTAGAAAAGTTATTTATAATTTTTGGTATTGTCAATTCGTTAATTTGATCTTGATAAATTAATTTAACTTTGGTCATTTGTTGAGGATTATATTTTGTTTCTTTTTTAATGATATATTCCCATACATAATGATTTTTTTTATGATCAACAAAATAAAAAAAACCTTTTGGGTGTAGAATATTTTTTTTGTTTCTTTTTATTTTCATATCCAAAGAATCAAAGACTATGGTCCATACAGATTTTGCGATACTGAAATATTCCATTATTCTTGGTGCAGAATACATTAAAATTTTTCTAAACTCTTGGGATTCTTGTTTGGACATTTGTGGTATTTCTTTGAACTTGAGATCTTTAACCATTATCTCATCATCAATATTGGTAAGTTTTTTGTCGGTATAAATTATTTTATGATCTCTCATGAGTGCCTGAACGTTCATTAAATGCAATGAAAGTTCAATAAAACCTGGATACAATTCCAATTTATCAAGTCTGTCTCCCATTTTTTGAAAGTAAGAAAGTAGTTTGTATTCTTTGTATTCTCGATCAATTGGTTTTTCAAACATCCAATCGGTGTTCAATAAAAACTCTATTTTATTTCTTCGTGCCATTCATTTGAAACATAAGACAAATATATAAAGAAATAAAGGTCTATGATACTCTCATGACATAATACTCCGTTCCATTTATATCATATGTCTCGTGATCACCATCATAAGAGTTAAGTAATGATCCATATCCATCTGAACTAACTACCGTATTTACAATACTATCAGTGTCAATAAAATCCATAATAAAGGTTTTATCATAACCGTAGTGACTTATAAAATCTTTTATGTCGTCTTCCCATTCACTAACTCTATCATTTATTTCGTTTTCTATTGCACTTTCGTCATAACCACCTTGGGGATCTTCTTTGATTTCTTCTATTGTTTCTTCTAAACCTTCAATTTTTAACTCAAGAGCTTCATATTGATCATCAGGTAAATCTTCATTTTCCAATCTTTTATTTAAAGAGTCTAAGGTTACCTGAAGTTGTTGGACCTGTCTCATTTGTTGTTGGGAAAGTTCTAATGGAATGTCGTAATTTTCAGGATCATCTCTTACTATATCATCGTAAAAATCATATAACCAACTTGCCCAACTTTCCGTATCTAATGCACCATCAAAAACCCACTCTGAAAAGGCATCCATACCCATGTCATCTAACAAACTGTCAACTGCGTTTTTAGCGGCATAATCGGCTTCTTCTTCTGTATAAACATCATAGGTATTTGGATTAAATCTATTATCACCACCTAACCATTGGTATTGTTTTCCATGACCATAGGTTGCTCTTCCACTTGGGTATATGAAATATTTGTCTTCAGGAATCTCATTTCCTTCTTCATCCTCAACCATATCAATATCACCCCTCTGTTTCAAAAAATCGTAAAGAGCTTCAGTTCTTTCAGAATCATCTTCACCATTTTCAACATCCCATTCACCTTCTTCTCTTTTTTCGTCTAACTCATCAAGTTTTTGATCCAATTTTGCTTGTTCCCTTATTTTCCACATAGTAGATCCGTAGTCAGATATGTAACTATCTACGGTAATTCCTTCTGTACTCGGTACATTGGTGTAACTTATGTCTAACCTACCCATAACTCTAACGACACCGGTAAGTGATCCAACATTTTTATTCCCACTAACATCTAACGAACCAGTAATTACAATACCTTTACCTCTATATGGTTTGAGTTTAGATATTCTTTCAGCAATACCTCCAACATCTTCCAATAAATCTAAGTATTCATAAGGTGAAATTGAAACCAAATTCTCATCTTGTTCTAAAATATAGTTTTTCAAAAATTTTTTTAACGACATATGTTATAAATATCCAAAAAAATATAATTGATTTTTTTTATTTAGTGATTAAAGTTTATTTTGTTAGATATTTATAATCAAATAAACCACTTAAAATAATTATCATGGGCTGCGGATGCAAAAACAAAGCGAATCAACAAGCACAACAACCAATCCAACAGGTGAGTCAAGCACAACAACAAGGCGGAGGAAACGCCGCTCAACCAAAAACAAGTGTCCAAGAAAATGTTAAGAAAATAATTTCTAAATATTACAGAAGGTAACCTTTGTTGTGTTAAAAAAATTATAGGTGTTCTTTCGGGACACCTTTTTTTTTGTTTGATATTTATAACATATGAGTTTAGAAAGAGCAAGAAATTTAGTTCAGTTATTTAACAATGATGAATACCATGATGAGATTGAACCGTATTTTAATACTTTAATGAATTTCTTAAAGTTCATTAAAAAATATGGTTTATTAGATGAACTTGATTTAACACAAATACCATCAAGAGATTTTGATGACGAACTTTTTTCTTTTTTAGCTGAAAATGGTGTTGTGTCAAACATGGACTATGATAATATACCAGGTCAATTCAAAAATCATTTTTTACTTTATGGTTTAGAAAACAACTATGAAGACACAATGGTGTTTATAACAAATAATCTTATTACTGATGTAGATATTAGACCAGACGGTTTTTATCTTCATTTAAGAGATAGAGAAGAATTAGAAATTCTTTTTTGTGGTGGAAGACGAAATGAAGGTGCAAGAGGTGTGGCAAAAATAATTTTAAGTGAAGATGGTTTAGGTTATGATTGGTATTATAGCGATTATGTAAAACCATATCAAGTTGTTGAGGAACTGGATGACTCAAACATTACAGCACTTAAAGATATTATTTTTAAAGAAATCGGGGATAAAGAATTGTCTTTAGAGGATTATGACTCTGACTTTTTTTCTGAACTTTCCGAAGAACAAGGAACTGAAGGTTATTTTAGAATAAGAGCCGAAGACTTAAATGGTTTAGTTAGTGATGAAGATGCTTTTAACGAGTTATGTAAAAATGATTTGGATGAATTAGGGCTTAATTTAAGGAGTTTATATGGGCAAGCAGAAAATAGTGCGTATGAAGATGAATTATATGATCTTGTCTATGGTGGTTTAGACGAATACTTTGAAGGAAGAATTAGTGAAGTTCCAAGAGAGGTTACTAGAACTGATGGGTCTAAAATAACAAGAT